ACAGATCGATCACCTTGTCCGACACCTGCTTCCAAAGCACAAGCAGGAGTACTTTTATTGGTGACGAGCACTGATACAGCATCTGACCCGACAGCTTCAAACCAAATGGAAGCAGCAATATCTTATGTTGGAGGTCGATCAGACACTTTATTTTCAGGTGTTTATGTACGCCAAGGACTTCCGGGATTAGTTGCTATTATGGTCCTATGTGGTATGTAGGAAAAAACTAGACCAGCTATATATATAAAATTGTGTTTTTAGTGTAGTCTTCCGTTAAAGTTGTGCCTATTTATATATAAAGCTGGAGGCATAGTGGCTACTTTTGCAAATACAACAAATCCGACACCTTTTGGTCTCTACGACGAAGATACGACTTTTGCATCAGATGCTGACAAAATCGTTACATTTGTCAAGAGAAAATTAGGTGATGACATACTTTCTGTTGAGCTAACAAAGAAACAGATCTGGGCTAACTTTGAAGAGACACTATTTGAGTACAGTTCTATCATTAATCAGTATCAAGCAAAATCTCAGCTAGTTAACTTTCTAGGCTTTGCTACTGGTAGTATTATGTCTGGATCTGAAGAAAAAATGCCTAGAGAGAATCTTGAGTACTTATCAAGATTTGCTGAACCTTACGCTACAGAAGCAGGAATTGGAGGCTCTTACAATACCATAACCGGTTCTATAGAACTAGAGTCAAACAGGCAAGATTATAATATTTACACAGAGCTTAAAGACAGCGGCGGAAATGTTATATTTAATCAGCAGGCAGAGGGTAAAAAGTCTAAGCTAAAAATTGTTGAAGTCTTTCACTACGATCCTCAAGCTGCTTATAGATTTTTTGATACGACTTCTGCGATTAACTATCTTAACAACGAATTTAGTTTTGAATCTTTTACTCCTGAAACAATATTTTATGTTCTACCTGTTTTTGAAGATATTTTGAGGGCAGGTCAGCTGGACTTGTCAAATAGAGTTCGAAGATCAAACTATTCTTATGAGGTTGTAGGTACTAATATCAGAATGTATCCGATGCCAACAGGATCACCTACTAGGCCTAAAAAGTTATGGATAAGAGTACGATATTTTTCTGATCCACTTTCTCCTGCATATCAAGACGATTCAATTCAAGGTGTGTCTAATTTAAATAATATTCCGTTTGGCAACCTTATTTATACCAGAATTAATTCTATAGGAATGCAGTGGATTAGACAGTATTGTCTAGCACTGTGCAAAGAGCAGTTAGGTTTAATTAGATCTAAGTTTGGAAACATTCCAATTCCAGGTGGAGACTTATCTCTTAATGGTAGTGACCTAATATCACAAGGACGAGAAGATCAAAACGCTCTAAGAGATAAATTAAAAGAAATGTTAGAGTCGCTGACGTATGATAAGCTTATTGAGATACAGTCAACACGAGCTGAACAAATACAAAAACAACTAAAGTACGTACCGGTTCCTAACGGTGGTGCTATTTTTATGGGGTAACCAATGGCCAGATTATTTATAACACCACGAGAGATTAATTTTATTAATGACATTGCAAAAGAAGTTGTCAAAGATGTTATTGGGCAATTTATCTATTTTTACCCGATATCAGAAACAAAGACACTTGTTCATGATGTGTATGAGGAAGCAGTTGACAAGATATTTGAAAATCCAATTAAGTTAGATTGTTTAACAGAGTATCAAGCAGATGAAATATCTACAACTCGTTTTGGTAGTGAAGAATACTATACCATCGATATTTATGTGCAGTCAAGAGACCTAATTGACAAAGAAATAGAAATACTAGAAGGTGACTTCTTTCAGTACGGTGGTATCTTTTTTGAAATTATTAAAGTCCCACTTAGTAATGTTATTTACGGACAAATTGAGTATAATGGCTATGTTACTCTAACTGGTAAACAATCAAGAAAAGGCAATTTCTTGAGTCAAGTATTGGGTCCATATGATGAAGGAAATTCAGATGCTGATGCTATTCAAGAAACTTTTGTTCAACAACGTGGATTTGCGGAAAATAGAGAAGGTGAGACAGGTGATATAAGAGAACTACAAAAAAGAGGAGTTCTAGACAAACCAATTACCGGTCCTGCTGAAGTCTCACCAACAGACGGTGGTAAAGCAGGATCAACTTTTTATGGTGACACATAATGGCTAAGACTAAAAAGAACGGAAGACCTAAGCAAAAAATTGTTATGGGTCGTGAAGGTAACAACATAACAGAAAACTTTAACATGCCTTCTATTGGCATAGAAGATATTGACAGGGCTGTGTTTACACTATTTGACAAGACACTAAATTTTAATGTCACATATCAAGGTGAAACCACAAAGGTTCCTGTTATATTTGCTACAGGTGAAAGATTCGCGCTGACTAGGCGTGACAGTCCTATACGCGATACTAATAATGCATTAATACTTCCTATGATATCAATTATGCGTCAAGATTTTGACTTTAGCCCGGGACAGTCAGGAAAAGGAACTGCCATAGCTTTTGGAGAAATCCCGCAGTACTACATTAAGAGAAGGCTTAATAAAGAAGATAGGAATTATCAAAATATTATCAATAAGATCGGCTTGACCAATCAAGACAACGTATCATCTCGTAAAAATTTTGGACTGAGCGAGATATCACCCGGTAATACAACAAAGCCAGGGACACAAGCCTCTAGACGAAATGGTAAAAATTTAACATTCATGGAAGGTATGGCTAAGTCAGGTCTACAAGAAAATTTAGGTGACAATATCTTTGAAATTATTGATATACCTTATCCGACTTTTGTTGCTGTTAAATATAATATCACGTTCTGGACACAGTACATGCAACAGGCAAATCAAATTATAGAAAGCTTATATTCTACTTTCAAAACTAAACATGAATTGCAAATGATAACAGATACTGGTTATGAGTTAGTTGCGTTCTTTTCTGATGCCGTCAGTGCAAACAATAATTTTGATGATTTTTCAAATGACGAAAGAACAATCAAGCACAGTTTTGACGTCACAGTCCCTGGTTACATACTTGCTACTAACAACAATGACTTAGGATCCCCATTTAGATCATTCTTTTCAGCACCTCAAATTGAATTTGGGTATTACGATGCACTAAATCCTGTAATTGTTAGACAGGATATGGATCAAGTCGACTCATCTGATTTCATATTAAGTGATGTAGAATTAGTTGAAGACATAAAAGGTATGCCTAGACGCGGACAGTCAAGCGAAGAAGTTGAAGTTATGGTTCGTGATCCTTTTACGAAAGAAGAGGTTGCTACCTATGGTAAAGTTAAATTACGCAATCAGAGAGCAGGAGAAACAGTCGTAGGCCCTGCTGTTGTTAAAAAAATTGATACACAATATGAATAGATAATTGACGTGCAACTCGATAGTTATTAAACGTTAATGTAATTAAGGAGTAATTGAATGTCTGAACAAGTATTTAAGTCCCCTGGGTTTTTTGAAAAAGAGGTGGATCTAAGTCAGCGAACGGGCGAAGTGACTGGAGTTCCAGCAGGAGTTGCCGGTACAGCTGAGATAGGCCCAGCATTCGTTCCTGTGACAATCGGTTCGATGGTAGACTTTAAAAATAAATTCGGTGATATCAAAGCAGAAAATTTCGGACCGTATGCTGTTAAAGAATTTTTAAGAAATAGATCAGCAATAACTTATGTTAGAGTACTTGGTGCTGGTGCAAATACAACGTCAACTCACATAAATAATACAGCTGCACAAGGTATAGTGAATTCAGCAGGATTTATTATATCAGGGAGTGGTCATGTTGCAACTGATTCGTCTCTAAAGAGAGCACAAGGAGATGTAGTTTTTCTGTGCGGTTTACATACAGTACCTACAGACTTTGAGGTTGCAGGATATCCTATATTTACTGATAATCGAACTTTTGGACTATCAACAGGAGGTGATGTTCACTTAGTTAGAGGGATGTTGTTTACAACTTCTGGCTCTAGAATAGAAGTTTTAAACCATAACGAAAATTATCCTGCAGCGCCTACAACTGATGATCAAGCTGTTATATCTGATTATGATGGTTCAGACCTAGCAGGTACATTTAAGCTAGTAGTTTCATGTTCACAAGCAGGCACAGACTTTGCTAATGATGAAGGGAAAGCAGGAATTAAAATATACACAGCTTCATTAGATCCAAGTAGTATACACTACGTCGGAAAAGTTTTAAATAAAGATCCGGATAGATTTTTTGAAAAACAACATTTATTATACGCAGAATTTCCTGTAGAAAGTGAAATTGCAAAAGTTAAAAAAGATGGAACCAATCAAACCATAGCAATACTATCAGGCTCAGAAAAGAAAAGTGCATCATCTGGTGATTCAAATCAGATGTTTGAAAAGGCATTTGGTAGATTTGATACAAGATACACAGCAGCAAGAACAACTGATTTTATATCACAACCTTTTGGAAATAAAGAATTTGATTTATTTCATTTTGAAACAATATCAGATGGTGCCTCAGCTAATGTCAAATTTAAAGCATCGATATCAAATATTAAAAAGTCTTCAGATCCTAAAAACCCATATGGTAGTTTTACTGTAGAGATTCGAGATTTTGGTGATAATGATAGAAATTTAAGAATTTTAGAAAGATATCCAAATTGCAATTTAAATCCAGCAGATGAAAATTATATTGCTAAAAAAATTGGTGATATGAAAGTTTTTTACAACTTTGATGCTGAAACAGACTCTGAACGCAGATTGATTGTAGAAGGTAAAAATCCTAATAAGTCACAGTATATTAGGGTTATTATGAACTCTTTGTTTGATTCACCCGGGGCAATTCCTAGTGAGGCACTTCCTTTTGGATTTAGAGGGCTTCCCGTACTTAAAACAACTGATACACTCACAGATAACAAAGACTTTGCGTTACCTGCAGGGCAAGATGGCGCGCCTGATAGACTACATCACAAAGCAACCCATGATGTACTTTCAGCATCTGTTTTACCTCCTGTACCATTTAGATTTAAAGTAACTAAAGGCGCAGTCAAGCAAGCATCTGCACCTCCGTTTACAGGCGCGCCTGGTTCAACAGAAGTCGCTGATGCAAATCTTTATTGGGGCATTAAGTTTGAAAAACTACCCACAACTGCATCAATGAGCAATTCTGTTTTAAATTCAAATGCATCTTCAGAAAAAAATCCAATAATTGAAAATTTTAGTAAATTCTTAGGAATTAGAAAATTAGACACACTAGTAACAGGTTCAGGTGCAGATCAATTTAATGATAATAAATTTACATTAGCACGTGTTGCATTACGCCATGTTTTATTAGCAGGTGGTAATATTGATACAACAATGTCAACAGCACTTTCCGGCACAGCTTCAGAAAGTATACTTGAAACTGCATATTTGCGCGACAAAGATCCTGATACTAATGATTACACACTAACTGATGGTTCGTATCGTAGAGCATCCTTTGCGACTCTTTTAGCTGCTAATAGTCATGTTTATTTTAATAAATTTACAAATTTTGCAAAATTTACAAATATGTTTTATGGCGGGTTTGACGGTAATAACTTACTAGATAAAGATATGAGACTAATGAATGACCGTGCAAGTTCATCAGAATCTGGAGGTAAGGCAAATGGATTAAATATCAATAACTTACATTCTAGCTATACACCTGGAATTGGACCGAATAACAATACAGTATTTGCGTATAGAACAGCAGCAAAAATTCTTTCTGACAACATGTCGTCAAGAATTAATATACTGACAATACCTGGTATAAGAGATTCTTTTGTTACTGATCATGCACAAGATTTAACAAGAGAATACGGCCAAGCTATCTACTTAATGGATATTCCTTCTTATGATAAAGATAACGTAAGAAGATATGATGGTAGTGATGCAGCGGTCAGTGTAAATAGAACTATAGAACAGTTTGAAGGACGCCAGATTGACAATAATTTTACTGCAACTTACTTTCCAGATGTTCAAATAGAAGATGATGACAACAACAACAGGGTTGTTGGAGTTCCGGCATCTGTTGTTGCATTAGGTGCGATAGGATTTAATGATTCAATTGCATACCCGTGGTTTGCACCTGCTGGTTTTAACAGAGGCGCATTAGAAATCGTTAGAAATACAGATGTTAGATTAACCGCAGGAGATCGAGATAATTTATACGAAGCTAGAATTAATCCGATTGCTAACTTTCCAAACGGTGGATTTGTTATCTTTGGTCAGAAAACATTACAACAAGATAAAACAGCATTGGATAGAGTAAACGTTAGAAGAATGTTGCTTGAAGTAAAACGTCTCATTGTTGATGTAGCTAACAAATTAGTTTTTGAGCAAAATACACCAGCAACAAGAGCTAGATTCGTTTCACAAGTAACACCTCTGCTAGCAGTTGTGCAAAGTCAACAAGGTATTGATCAATTTAAAGTCGTCATGGACTCATCTAACAACACAGACATTGACATAGAAAATAACGTTCTTAATGGAAGAATAGTTCTTGTTCCTACAAGGGCAGTAGAATTTATTGCAGTTGACTTTATTATCACAAATTCTGGTGTAAGTTTTGCGTAACGCATATTTAAGTTATAAATGGAGATCATAAATGGGTGAATTAGTTTTTAAGAGTGCAGGAGTTAGCACAACAGAAATTGACTTGTCAGGTCCAACACAGGCAGGGCCAAGCGGAACACCTGCTGGTGTGATCGGTACTGCCAATCAAGGTCCTGCTTTTGTTCCTGTCACAGTTGCAACTTTTACACAGTTCCAAAATATAT